GATAAGTCGGCAGTTCCAGGAGAAACACCTGCCAACGTAGAAGTAAACGAACAAGGTCTTCCGCTAGATCGTGTTCAAAATATAGATACAGGATTCTCTGATCCAGATATGAAGTATCCACTAAGATCTCATATCAACGAACCAGATACAAACCGATTGGCTCGTAGCAAAGTCCCAGGAACTGCGGTTGAGAAAAAAGACTCCACACGTTTAAATGGATTACCAGTTGCCGATGGCACTACCTTTAGTCAACCAGCTGTTCCTTATAATGCCAAGTATCCTTACAACCATGTGTTTGAATCTGAGTCGGGACACATTCAAGAGTTTGACGATACCCCAGATAACGAACGTGTTCACTTGTATCACAAGACAGGAACATTCTACGAGGTTGACGTAAACGGCACTCAGGTTAATCGTATCACTGGCGATGGTTATACAATCATTGATAAGAACGGCTACATCTACATCAAGGGCGCATGCACTATTACAGCAGAAGGTGCTACAAACATCTTTGTTAATGCTGATGCCAACATTAAAGTTTCTGGTCTAACTCAGATCGACCTGCTCAACGATGCAGCAATTAACGTGGCTGGCAACTTAGACTTAAACGTGGCTGGCTCATTCCAAGTTAAGTGCGATACCTTTACGTTGGAAACTACTGGCGACTCTGTGGATATATCTTCTGCCACTGGAATTAACATACAAGGTGAAGAAGCAATTAATGTAAAATCCGCTGCAGAAGTTAATATCCAAGGCGAGGGTAATGTCAACGCAAAATCAGCTGGCGCAGTTAATCTACAAGCTGGTGGTAATGTTAGCCTTAAAGCTGGTGGCAATGTTGCTGCCGATGGTTCTATTATCGACTTGGCCAATGGTTCTTCTTCGGATGCAGCAGATGCCGACGATGCAGCCAAAACTGATCTCGGTGATCCACCAGCTGTTGGCAGTCCAGAAAACAATGTGTTTCAAACACTGGAAGTACCAACTCGTAATATGGAAGATGAAGCAGCATACGAAACTCCAGAAGACAATGCTTCACCAGAAGGACAAGCAGCAAACAAACGAGAAGTTGTTGGTGAGAAAAGTACTCCAGAAAACACTACTTCTAGCGAGTCTGCAACAGCGCCAGCAAATAATGTTAAACCTCAGGGAGCCAACTGTGATTTAATCTATACAATGAATACTTTCCCGTCATCGTTTAGATTATCACCAAATGTTACTGTGGGAACTATGATTGCTGGTAGTCATATCTTACAAGGACAACAGGCTCTTGGTAAGATGATGAGTATACAAGAGATCGTTTGTAATATGAAAGGTCTTGCAGAAAATTGTATTGAACCAATTATGGCTCTTGCTGGTGGTAAGAGCGCACTAATTATTACGTCTGGCTTTAGGCAGAATGGTGTTGTATCAAATTCATCTGCAACTTCACAGCATCCTGCGGGACAAGCATTCGACTTCCAGTTGGCTGGTAAGATAAATGACTATCAGGCTACCTATGACTTTGTTCAAAAGATTGCGGCAAGTGTGCCATTTGATCAATTGATCTTGGAGTATAGAGATCCAGGGGTGAATGGTAATAACAGAAAGGTTCGAATCTGTTGGGTTCACTGTTCATTTAAGTACAAAGCAAACCGCAAGATGGCATTTACTATGTTGAACGACAAGACCTACAAGAAAGATGGTTTCGCTTTAGTATGATCCCTAACACCGTAATTATGCCACAAGTCAAGTTTGGAGTCAAGTTTGTATGACAGTTAAAGTTACTCAGTTAAATCCAAGTGGATTTGGTGCAGTGGCTGGTGATCCACTTGCTGCTGTTAGTGAGGATGGGTCAACTGCATATTCCAACTTTATTCCAACAGTATACGAAGCTGCTACATTTTCAATAGATTTACAATTTGAAGGTGCGTATTCCAGCGCAGCAACACCACCAGTAGTTACCTATCAAAACGCCACTGCTGTTTCATTAACTACCGATGTGGCACTTAATGGGTTAGTGGCAACTAAACCAAATGTATATACCTATAGAATTTCTGGAGCATACGCAAATGCCTTTCCAAATAGTTACTATCAGTTTAAGATGAGAGACCTTTCATTAAGGGTTTTGCCACCAACCACTACAGAAGATTGGATTGCTTTGATACGTTATCAGATGCCGTCTCCAACTTCAATACAAAAAGACATTGTGTTTAGTGTAACAATTCCAGCAGATCCACTAGTGGGTGGTGCTGCAACTACAGAAAATGTAACCATAAGCCAGTGGGTGTTTTGGAACTTTGCTTCAGCCAGAGCATCAGTTATTGCCTTAGTTGGTGAAGGAGAAAAATAATGCCAGCAGTAGCAAGAGCAGGAGATACCGTACTTTCCATTGACGGAACGGGATATAAGTGTCGTCAACCCATGCAAACTTCTGTGGGTGCGGTGAATAGCAATAACGTATTTGCCAATGGTATCCTTATCGTGGTTCAGGGCAAACTAATAACACCCCATCCAAAGGGTGGTTGCGTGCCAGATACGTCTACTTTATCCACGTCATCCAGCAAAGTCAAGATCGGTGGGGTCGGAGTGGGCAGAATCGGAGACGATTATGGTGGAATTAACACAATTACGCAAGGTTCTTCCAATGTGTTCGCAGGTGGATAATAAATAATCAAATGGCTACAGCAACTAAAAGACAACGAACTTTCTCGGATTTAGATCTGAATTTTACCGCACATCCAGTTACGGGAGACATATCACGACTATATGATGAGAATGCTATTAAGCGTTCAGTTCGAAACCTGCTTCAAACAAACAACTTTGAACGACCATTTCACAGCGAAATAGGTTCTCAGATCCGTGCCTTACTATTTGAACCAGCATCCCCAGTTTTAAACACCATGCTGAAGCGAGTTATTGCTGACACCATTACTACCTTTGAACCAAGAGTTGTGGTAAACAGTGTTACAGTTTCCTCAAACGCAGACAATAACTCATTGAATGTTACTTTAATATTCACCATAGTGAACACAGTTAACCCAGTAACAATGAATGTTGTTTTACAGAGAACACGATAATGGACAATAAAAGAATTAGAGTCACCGAACTGGACTTTGACCAGATTAAAGACAACTTCAAGAACTTTCTAAAAGGTCAAACCGAGTTTCAAGACTATGACTTTGAAGGTTCTGGGGTTAATGTGCTGTTGGATATTCTGGCTTACAATACTCACTACAATGCGATGTATGCAAACTTAGCCATGAATGAAGCATTCTTAGACTCAGCTTCTAAGAGAAACAACGTAGTTTCCCATGCCAAGTCGTTGGGTTATACTCCAATTTCTGCAAAGTGCGCACAAGCAGTGGTAAACATTACAGTGTTGAATGTTCCAAATTCTCCAGATACACTTTCACTTCCAGCTTTTACTCAATTTTCAACTTCTGTCGACAAAGTAAATTATAACTTTTACAGCATTAATGCTATAACCACAGTTGCAGTTAATGGTACTTATACCTTTAGCAATGTAGTTATTACAGAAGGTACGCCACTGCGTTTTCAGTATATTGCCAATACAGGTGTTTCGTACATAGTTCCCAATGCTGGCGCTGATCTTTCTACCTTAACTGTTCGTGTTCAGGATAGCACCAGCACCAGCGGTTATGTTGTGTTTTCTCGTGGTGATGACCTAACGCTGGTTAAGCCAGACGACACAGTTTACTTTGTTAAAGAGATCGATAATGAGTTGTATGAAGTTTACTTTGGTGATGGTATTACTGGTCGAAGAGTACTTTCTGGTAACGTAGTTACGCTGGACTATTTTATTTCCAGTAAAGAAGCACCAAACAACGCCAAAGCATTCTCCTGCAATACAAGTATTGGTGGTGGCACTACCATAGTAACTGCGATATCCATGGCGCAGGGTGGGTCTGAAATTGAAAGTATTGATAGCATTAAGTACAATGCTCCACGTAATTACTCAGCGCAGAATCGTGCTGTAACTGCAGAAGACTACAAAGTTATCTTACCAACCATTTATCCAAACATTGAATCAGTAAACGTATGGGGCGGTGAAGAGCAAGATCCTCCACAGTACGGTAAAGTGTTTATTTCTATTAAACCAAAGTCTGGCGAAACCCTTACTACTTCTACCAAAGAAATCATTAAGAAAAGTATTCTGCGCAGTAAGAATGTTGTTTCTATCAGTCCAGAAATCGTTGATGCCGACTTTCTCTATGTTCTTATTAAAACAGCTGTGTACTACAACCCACTTCAAACTGAAAAGAATACAGATACACTAAAGACTTTGATTAGCAATGTTATCAACACATATGATAACGATGACTTACGTAAGTTTGGTGGTATGTTTAGATACTCAAAGCTGTCTCGTTTGATCGATGCAACTGATGTTTCTATCACAAGTAACATTACAAGTGTTTTAATGTTGAAAGTAATTACACCTGAGTTCAATACAAAGGCTAAATATAACATTACCTTTAACAATCCGATCCGCACATCTGGTATTGCCGATGAAACAATAAAAAGTAGTTCTTTCTTTGTTACTTCTACCGAACAACCAGTGTATATTGACGATGATGGCGTAGGCAATTTAAGATTGTTTTACTATACAGGAACGCAAACCAAGGTGTTTTTAAATAAAACCCTTGGCACAGTAAATTACACAACTGGTAAATTGGTCATTAACGATCTAGTTATTCTTTCGGCACCCAACAATGAGATCTTAATTGATTGTGTACCAGATTCAAATGATATTGTTTCTGTTAGAAATCAAATCGTTGCTATTAGACAAAATTCAACAGCTGTTAACGTGGTCGTTGATACAGTTGCATCTGGTCAGTTTAGCGGTGGTACAAATTACATATTCTCTTCAAATACAGCAAGATGACAAGTTTAGTCAAATCAAAAGTTTCCACTGTAGTATCTAAACAAACTCCTGAGTTTGTTAGAGAGGAACATGCTCAGTTTATAAAGTTTCTTGAAGCATACTATGAGTGGATGGAGCAGCAGGGAAATGCTGGCTTTGTCATGCGTAATATTGAAAGCGCAAGAGACATTGATAAAACTGTAGACGACTTTGTTCAGTATTTTACAAAAGAGTTAATGGTTGCCATTCCTGAGTATGTGCTCAGCGATAAACGATTACTTGCTCAACGTATCAATGACCTGTATCGTGCCAAGGGTACTCAGCAATCTTACGAACTGCTGTTTCGTATTCTTTACAATGAACCAGCTGAGATCTATTATCCAAAGGTAGACTTACTTCGTTCTTCGGACGGTAAGTATGATAAACGTACTGTTATCAAAGTTATTGAAAATTCTGGTGATGCCTTTAAGTTAATTGGGCAAACTATAACTCAGGCTGCAAACACATCCAACGGTATTTCACTGGCAACAGCAAGAGTAGAATCAGTTATTAAAACGTCTGCTGGCGCAAATATTATTGCAGAAATAAATGTAAATGCTTCAACTCTTACTGGAACATTTATCTCTGGAGCAACTATTACTGGGTTAGATAATGAAGACGATTCATTAATCACCATGACCTTGCAGACTTTGATTTCTGATGTTATATTAAACACAAAGGGTTCTTACTACAGTATCGGTCAAAGGTTTACTACTGCTGCTGGTTCTGGCTTGGATTTTCTTTGCGAAGTTGCTACAGTTCAAACTGGCAAAGTTAGTGGTGTGTTTATTGAAACCCCTGGATCTAACTATCTCAAAGGACAACCAGTAACTTTTAATAATACTGACACTGGTGGTTATGGTGCCACTGCTATTGTAGAAGAAATCGATCAAACAGCTATTCTTCTTGAAACTTCTACTGATGCATTATTTTCCTCTGGTGCGTTAACATTTGATATCGGTGATTCAACTTCTGGTTATACGCCACTACCTTCCTACAGTAATCTGGCAGGAACAAGATTAACTGGTGTTGGAACTGGTGCTTCATTCAATGTGGGGTATGTAGAAGGTGCACCAGATACTTACACGATCGGTATTTACGCTGGTGGTGATAAGTACGCTGTTGGCGATACAATTAAAATTCTTGGCACATCGGTGGGCGGTGCAACCACAGCAAATGACATAACTATTACTGTTGCTTCCATAAATGATATCGCAGGTGGTTCAGGCGATTACACTGTTGGTGTAACATGGCAGATTGTAAGTTCAAATGCAATAAATGGAACTGTAGCAGTTTCTGGAACTGCAGGAGAATTCACCGTCACCACGGGATCTTTAAATGTAAACGCAAACAACTTTGTTACCGTTACTGGAACAAATGGTGGAACATCTACCATAACTGGTTATGCAAGCAATACTGTTTATAAGATTGCTTCCACCACAACTTCTGCCAACACAAATTCGTTTATTTCTGGTGGAGTATACAAAGTATCTATTGTTAGTAGTACTTTGGCTGAATGGCAGACTCGATTTAGTACTTTAACTTCTATACCTGTTGTTGGTCAAGTTATTACTGCTACAAGCACTGGTACAATATCTGGTTCAGGGAGATGTACATTTACAAGTGGGTTTACTCTTCAAAATGCTGATGGCACTGCAATAGTTACTAGCGCAGGAACAGTTACTGGATTAACTTTTTCTTTGTTTGGAAGCACTACTCAAACCCAGTGGAATCAAATCGCAGGAACATCTGGTGTAACTTATAGCGTTGGATCAAGATTTGTTTCAACAATGCTTGGATATGGTAAAGGTTCTGGAAAAGCAGTTCAAACTAGTATTGATACAATTACCTTTACAGGAACGGCAGCATCGGTATCAGTTACACCTGATGCAGACAGAGAAACAGGTCGTGTCACAGATACTGCAATTTTAAACAATACTGATTCATACATGTTGCTTGAGGATGGCAGTAAAATCATTCCTGAAGATGCCACAATTGGTGGTATTAAAAGTATTAAAGTTATTGATGGTGGTAATTTTTACAACAAAGTGCCAATTCCAACAGCTGTAACCACAACTGGTTCTGGTGCTAAGTTGGTTGCCTTTGGAGAAAACATCGGTAGGATTACTGGTATAAACATTACAAATCTTGGTGTTTATTACGAATCAAAACCATCTGTTGCTGCACCTGTTAATGCGATTATTAAAAATTTAAATGCAACAAACTTTCTTCCTGGTGAGCCAATTTACAGCGAACCAGAAGTGTTGTTGCTTGAGGGTGGTGGACAAATTCTTCTTGAGGGTAGCTACACCGATAGGTTATTAAATGAAGAGCAAAATAATGGTTACGGAAAATTTGAGTCTTACAACTCAGCAAGAAACTTACTGACAATTAGTCCTGCCAATATTAAGAATCGTATTGCGGCAGAAAATGGATCTGGTTATATTACCTACGAAGATCAACGCACAATGGTCACGGAAGATTCTGGTGAGTTTACCAGCAATCAAGTTATTCGGGGTTTAACATCTGGCGCACGTGCTCGAGTAATAAGTATTGGTCATGCGGATGTAACTCCAGTTCGTGGTGCAGTGGGTAAGTATGTTGGTGTGTTTATTGGTGCAGATGGTAAAGTATCTGAATCTTCTAAACGTATGCCAGACAACCTGTACTATCAGGAATTCAGTTACGTTATTAAAGTTGGTTTATCCATCGATAAGTATCGTGACGCAGTAAAACGTATTCTGCACCCTGTTGGACTTGCAATGTTTGGACAGGTTTCTATTCAGTCTACTGGCGATGCAAGTATGCCAGGAACACTGAATCGTAGTTACGACCCAAGTACTATTATTCTTAGTCTTCGAGCGATCCTTGATGCCAAGATTAAATCGCAACACAGAGATACAGTGTTGGTATTCCCGTTGTTTGTTGAAGCCAATATGCGCATGCATATTCTTGCTTCCGACTTCTTGCCAGTGCTGTACTTCCCTCGTTCCGAGCCACTCAATGTATATGTTCTTGATCTAAGAGCCACGGAAACACATAAATGGCACACCCATTTATGGCTTGATCCGCAGGATATTCGTGGATTAGTTGTGAGCAGTGTGCTTCGTATCGAATCCAAGGTTCTCAAAGCAAACGTACAATTGGTTGGTGGACCAACGCTTGGCAACTTGGAAAAATTCAAATTCTTCATACCACCATATGAAGCTGGAACTAAAAATTCTTTAAATCTGAATCGTGGCGCATGGTCACAACCGTATCCATCTACAAACAGTACATATTGGAATACTTACGGCACAACTCAGATTAAAGACTTCGGCAATATCGTTCTAACAGATGTCATAAATAATCCTAGTAAGAAGGTCGATTTTTGTATAATCGATGCT